CAGTACGTTTCCCTCTCGTTGACCAGCGTCACCGTGCACATTCGGCGGGCGAGGTCCGAGAAGGCGCCGAGGTCGTCGTTGACCAGCACCTGCCGGGTGATGCCGATCTTCCGCGCCCAGGTCTCGACCTTGGCCTCGGCGCGCGTTTCCTTCTGTGCCTCGGGCGGCGCCGGGGTGGTGGTCGTCTCGGTCATCTCTATCTCCATGCGAATGTGGGCGCCGGGGTCGGCGGGCGTCGGCACCAGGGAAATCTCGTGAGGGGTCCAGCGCACGGCGGTCAGCATGCGCGCGCCGTTCTCGGTAGTCTCGGCCCACTCCTCGACCGAGTAGCCGACCGAGACATGCCGCAGGATGCCCGCCAGCACGTCCTGCCAGACCGGCTCCACCTCGGGCCGGGCTGAGAACTGGATCATCGCCGTGCCGCGCCTGCCGTCTACGGCAGCGCTGCGGACGGAGCCCAGCACGTCGCGCACTGCGGTCTGGCGATGTGCGTCGAGGACGCTGGCCCCTTCGAGGCGCGACAGGTCCACCGCCTGCGGATCAAGGCTCAGCCGCTCGATGTATGGACCCGCCATGTCGAGGCGACGCACCGGCGCGCCGGTGGACCAGATCACCTCGACGGTGCGGGCCTCCGGATCGGCCGTGGCAGGCGCTAGTGTCGCGCGGCGGGTCAGGAAACCGTTCCCGTCCTCGACGGTTTCCGCTGACCGGCCCGGTGGCACCATGGGCGTGGAAAGCGCAATCTCGGTATCAGCCATCGCCGGCCTCCTTCCGCTGTGACCCCGCCGTCTCGCCGAAGGCGAGCCCCAGCCCCTCCGCGCGCTCGCGATCCGCGGCGATCTCGGCATCCACCTGTTCGGCGTCGTAGCCGCGTTCTGAGATCGCCTGGGACCGGCTCTTGAGTCCCGCGCCGATCGCCATGATCTCGGCCTGCACGTCCTTCATCGGATCGACGTAGTCGAACTTCGGCGGCAGCCATTCGCACCCCAGGTAGGCGTCGGGGTTCCGGTCGAAGTCCCGCGCGGGCAACTCGCCGGTAAGCACCGCGAGCCGCACGAACCGCTCCCACACGGGGCGGCAGAACAGGTGCACCGCCACGTTGTGCTGCAGTTGCTCTACCCGGCGGCGGAACTCGATCAGTCCCGCCCGGATCGAGGAGTAGGTGACGCCCTCCAGGTCGCCCGAGACCAGTTCGTAGGGCAGGCCGAGCCCCGCCGCGACGGCGCGCAGGTGGTTCTTCACGAAGGGCGCGTAGGCGTCGTGCTCGGTCGGGTTCGAGAAGCGGATGTCCGTGCCGGGCGGCAGCGGGATCAGGCTGCCTGGCTCCATGCCCACGGTCAGCGCGCCGCCGGTGTTGGTGCCCGAGAGCCCGCCCGCTGTGCCGTCCGGGTCGGTGATGAAGCCGGTGAACAACGCGGCGACTTTGGCCTTCACCAGCGCGGCGTCTTCGAACTGGTCGAGCTCGTGCAGCCGCAGCAGCGCCGGCGCGAGCCAGGTGATCCCGCGCAGCTGGCCCGCGGCGAGCGGCTTGAACAGGTGCAGGCAATCGGCGGCGGGGACGCGGAGCGGGTCCATGCGGAGAGACCCCAGCGGATCGTCCGGGCGGGAGGACAAGACCCGATAGGCGACCCGGCGACCGGCGGCATCGAACTCGATGCCCGCGCGGATCCGCGCCCCGCCGCCGATCCCGCGGTGCAGGTCCAGCGGAACCTGCTCGCGATCCAGAAGCTCGAGGTGGAGGGGGATGTCGGCGGCGTCGCTGGCCACCCGCAGCCGGGCGAAGCTCTCGCCGCTCTCGACCATCGCGCGCACCGCCATGGCCTGCAGCCCGTAGAAATCCGCCAGCCCGTCCGGGGCGGCGTGATCGGTCCAGCGCAGCCAGAGCGCCTGCAGCCGCTCGCGCACCGCGCGGTCAGGATGCGTGGACTGCGGCTTGATCCCGGCGCCGACGACATTGCCCACCAGGCTGTCCACCGCCGCCGCGACCCACGGGTTGTTCCGCGCATACCATCCGGCCCGCCGCGCCGCCGTGGTCGCGCCCGCCAGGATCGCCGCGTTCAGCCCGTCGACCGTCCGCGCCCCCTCCCAACGCCGCCCGCCACCCGCAGCGTCGAAGCCGCGAGCGCGCGCGAGGCCGAGGAGGCGATGGAGGAAGGTCCGCATGAGGCCGATTCTCGCGCGGCAGTAGGGAGTTGACTATTGGGAACGTTTGGGAACCGCAGGATTGTGGCGCCGATCTTGTTCGCCTACAGTGCCAACGAATTCGTCGATCTGAGACCAAGTAGCTCGAGCTTCAGGTTGTGCAGCGGCTCGAGCGGCTTCGGCCAAGCGAGGACGACGACCACCATGAATAAGTCGAGAAAATATCAAATATGGCGGCCAAGAAAACTAGCAACAATGTCCGAGGTCGCATTCGCGATTTTCTAATTCAGAATGTCGGGAAGGTTGTCACCCGGGAGCAAATTCAACAAGCCGCCATGAATCCGGAGACGGGAAAGATCCCGGAGAACTGGCATCAGCGGCTGTCGGAGCTACGCGTCGACGAAGGATATGATATTCTGTCATGGCGGGATCGCGAGGGATTGAAGCCAGGGCAGTACATGCTCGCTTCAGCCACCGCTGAAAGGGTGGCGAAACCTCGGCAGTATCTTTCTGCTGGAGAGAGAGCAGAACTTTTTGCCCGCGACGGATAAAAATGCCAGTGGCCCGGGTGCTCACTCATGGCTGGAGCGATCGACCCAGTTGGCGGTGGGACAGTCGTCCTGACCGCTGATCACAAGTCGCCTCATAGTCTACCTGACGGGAAATGGACCGGTACACTGGATGACTGGCAAACTCTCTGCGCAAGGCATCAACAAGAGAAGAAAAATTTCATTGATGACGTAACTGGTCGCAAGAACCTGAGAGAGATGGTGCGTGCTGCGGGTAAGTCTGTGAAGCTTCAAATTTACGCCGATCTAAAGGCGTATTTCGGCGATAGTTAACCAGCAGGACGTGGCGGCGATTCTTCAGAAAGAAATTCGCGCCAAACTCCCAGAAAAGGAACCTGTTACCCTTTTTAAGAGGTATATCCGCGCTCTCTTAGATAAAACTCTACCTTTGCAAGAGTTGGGCGAACAGCGTTTGGTCGGCTGCCGTTCTCGTAAAACCAAGAAAACCAATCAACTGTTACGCGATCAAAGACATTGTGTGGGGTCATCTCGATGCCGCAATTCCTCATAGCCTCAACGATACGCTCAACCGCAGATCCGACAGAGTATGTGACTGCGTGTTCTGGCCTAGCAGTATCGGTTTGCGCCGCGGGTGGCTTCTGAAATGTCAAGATAAGATCTGCCTTCGGCGCGGTGTGCATCGTCGTTTCGGTAAGTGAGGGGGCTGATCGCTTCATAGGGGCAGCTGTTACAAATTTGAATCCCGCGTCGCGGCACGCATTCATCAGGCAATCCCAAACGGAAGGGTCCTTGTTTGCGAAGGCGACGGTCATCCAGCGCCCTGGTTTTAGAACGCGAAAACACTCGGAAAATACTTTCTGAAGGCCATTCGAATAATGATCCTGGTCAAGCCTCCGATATGGGTTGAAAGCCACCTCGGCCCCTAACTCCTGTTTTTCTGACAGCCATAGACACCAAAGGTACGACAATTCTCCGTATTGTATTCCCTCGCCGCCGTAGGGCGGATCAGTGAATATATAATCTACGGAATCCTCTTTTATTGGCATCACTCGGCTATCGACTATCTTCGCTCTTGGAGAGTTAAATGGGGCCCCGTTCGAAATAAGATCCAAGGCAGAAGCCAAGCTCTTCGTAACGCGGTTTTCGAAGTACCAAATTGGGTTAAGCTCCTGCCACTTGTCAGGCATCCAATAGCAATTGATCTTCCAGCTTGGTCCACCTGCCTTTCCCTCGAAGTCAGCGATCATCCGGGTGAACTGCGCTAAACCTGCCGTCAACGACAGGAGCAGCCATTCTCTGGTGTTCGGATCCGTAACTTCTAGAATCGCATTCCTAAGCTCTGCGGCGGCGCAATAGTTTCGATGCGTAAACAGCTCGCTCCAGCGCTTGACATTGCGCCGCTTCAGTTTTTGCATTTCCCAGCCGAAAATAATTTCTTCATCGGGTGCACCGAAAGGCACCGGCAATTCCATCGCTGCGAGCGTTATGTCTCTAGGTTGCGGTGGGCGTGCCGCCGTATGCTTGCAGTGAGGGCATTTGTAGCGAATCTCCCGCATGTTGTCTTTGATATAGCCGATGCTTCGAACAGTGGCGTCGCCTCCACAGCTGTCGCACGTCGTCACATACATATGTGCGATTGATCGCTCAGTCGCCGCTATTACCTGGCGTGCGGCTTCTGAAAATGCCGCAGGCGTGGGTGGCGACAGCATTGCATTTGTTAATCGAACGGCGAAAGGATTTAGGTCGAAGCCTATAGGGCGCCGTTTCAGACGAGCCCCCTCAACAATGGTAACGCCTGATCCTGAAAATGGGTCTAAGATAGTTTCTCCGGGTATCGAAAAAAAATCAATGTAGCTGGACACGATATTGGCAGGCTTCCGTCCCCAGTATTTATGAATTTTGTAGCGAGCCGGCCAAGTTTGAGCGGGAATGATGCCCAACATGACCTCGATTGTCTCCCGGTCAACGTGTTTATCAATAGTCGCGTAATCTTTCAGGGGCTCATCCTCATCGAATAGGTCGCGCTCACGTCCCTTGGGTGCGGAATTTGAGTCGTGTCGTAGTTTCACCAAGGTCAGTTTTCCATTATTGTGTTGCGCCTTGCTCAGCCCTCGTTGCTCTGCAAGTTCAAGCTGATGTTGCCGTTTATGAAGATGGATGCTCTTGGTCTTTGCGAATATCAAGTCTCTCAAGGCGTTCGAATTCTTCTACAGCGACGACGACTACGACAGGCCGTCCATGCTTTTCGATGGTGACCGGTCCCGCGCGAGCAGTATCGATCAACAGGCCAAACTGATGCTTGGCATCTCGGGCTGACATCGTCTTCATGGCCGCCTCCCCTATTCGGGTCACAGTGATCATAAGAGTCCGAAGTTGCAATCGGTCATTTCATCCATGCCGACCGGATCACCCCCTTCGCGTCGCGTGCTGGCGCCGCAGCTCGGATACCAACCCCCTCCACCTCCTCGTTCAGCCTGAGCCCCATGCTGATGAGCCCGTGCAGGGCGGCGTGGGCGTAGACGAAGGTGTCGAGGCCCTCGTTGCGCTCGCCATCGCGCTTGGGCTGCCAGGAGCGGATGGGGCGTCCGCGCTCGAAGCGGGTGACCACGCGCTCGGCGGTCAGCTGGCGGAAGTAGTCGGCGTCGAGGCGGCGAGGGAAGTGGATCGCGCCGGGGCCGGGCTCGGTCAGGCGCAGCCGGGCGTAGACCGCGTCCTTCACCGCGTCCACGCCGACGATGAACAGCGGGATCTTGCCCTTGTTGGTGCGCGTCGGGCGGCGCGGCCATCACCGCGCTCGCCGAGGGCCGCGCGGCACGCTCAGGGCGCGCAACGCCATGTCACGGTCGGGATCGCGCGGCAGCGCCGGGAACCGGACGTCCTGCGAGTCGAACAGCAGCCCGGTCTGCGCGTCATAGCCCGGCAGGTCGAGGATCGAGCCGTCGGCGCGCAGGGTCGGGCAGTTGATGATCCCGGTCAGCACCGGCAGGCGCCACTGGCCCTCGCGCGCCAGGAAGGTCTCCGCGATCCTGTGCGGGCAGTCGGTGCTGAGCCACTCGCCCTCGCGCTTGTCGAACCGCTTCCAGTTCGCCGCGCGGGTGAAGGCCTCGGCCAT